TTTAATACATCTTGAAATACCTTGTTGATAAGTTGTGTTGCCTGAGTAGGGCTAGAAATAGATGGGTATCTAGTTGAAGTTACCTTTGGTGCAACTGGACCAGTTGGGCCAGATGAACTACCAGCAAGAGCGGCGGCTTCTGCTTCTTTCTTGGCAATTTCTTCATCTGAATAACCTGCTTTTCTAAGAGCAGCTTTCGTTTCTTCTGAATACGCCACTAGTTACTCTCTTCCTTTGGTGTTAAATACTTATCGTATATAAGGTCTTGTGACAAGAAGCGGTCATATATATAAGCAAACCCTAGTTTGTCATCTTGCTTGAGTTTATTAACAACTCCATCATACAAAAATCGCAAATCAGTATTAGCCTTAGCATTGATTGACTTAACTTTACGACCTGCAAGTTCTGTAGCAATAGCCTTACGTACATCTAAGTAGGCAGATACTGACTTCCAAGTTGGGTTATTCTTATTGGTTTTAATAAACTTATCATTTGTAAGAATCTTTCCAAGACCAACAATTACTCTGTTAGTTTTAGATCCATCTGAATCTAGGTAATCATTATACCAATCAGTCGGTTCAATTTGACCACTTATTGGATTGATGATTGGGTTTCCGTCAGCATCTGTTTTTTGAGCAAGCTTAGCAATAAAATCTGCTTTAAGAATTGCTAAATCTTCTGCACCCTTTTGCTGTATTGATGTAAGACCGCGATCTTGAAGATCATTGTCAATAGCATCCATAATACGGTTGTATTGAATCCAACCTTTTTCAGCTTCGTTTTTCTTTTGTGCTTCTGCTGGTGATATAGATGACAAGAACTTCTCTGGTGAGTCTGGTGCTATGTTTTTTCTGTACAGATAGTTGTATGCTGCTTGAGAGAATTCGTAGCCTGAAAAATTATTAGTAACAAGACCTACAAGGCGAGGTTCAATCTTTACTAAATCTGAAACCAATCCTTGATACTTCTTGATGTTTTCTACTGCCTGTACAGAAGACTGTACATTAGTTGGATTAGATGAAAGACTTGCAGAGAACGAGAAGAACTCTGGGAAATCATCAAAGAATTTAGTGCTTGATTCAACTCCATAAAGTCTGTCGTATTCACGAGACTTATCCATATAGAACTTGTAAGGACTATCAAAGCGTGGAGCAAATGGCATAATCAAGTTAGCCCACATACGCATATTCCAATAGTCCTTAGTCATCTTAAGGATTTTGCTCGTTGGAAGTGGATCTCTACCGTTGCGCTTTGCACGTTGTTCTTCTGTATTCCAGATAAGCATAAAACTTTTAGCAAATGCTGGATCTTCTAGTCCTGCAGCTTTAGTGCGTTGTCTTTGGAACCAAGCAGGTGTAAGACCGGCTAGTGCATCTTTAGATGGACCATATGGCAATGCCCACTTAAAAGATTCTTCTAATGAAGGTTGACGCTTGACAAGTTCTGATACAGGAATTCCAACATAAGGACCTACTGGAAAGATGTCGCTAAATACATTTGGGTTGCCCTTCATATATAGCATATCTAATCCGCCTTGGAATAGGATATCTAATGATGCCTTTGGGATACCCATCTTTGTTAAAGATTCAAGTCCTCGGATGTTTTGTAATCCTTTTGGTACGCCAAGCCAGATAATATCATTACCGGATGTTTGACCTGCTGGGACCATATTGCCTTCTTGGTCTGTAACAAGACCTGCTTGGTTAGGTGAGTTCCATACTAGGTAACCTCGGTTAACGATTGCAGGATTAGCTGCTGCTAACTTAAGCCAAGTCTTGTATGAGTTCTCTTGTGCAGAGAAAAACGGACTGATGTATTTGAAAGCTGTAGCAAGATTGCTTCGGCGTTCGATATTAAATAGAATGCCTTTCATTTCACGAAGTGCAACCTTATGAGATTGAGCCATTAACTGAGATTGCTCATCTAGTGTGAGACGTTCAACCTTTTGGCCTGTCATAATGTCAAGACGACGACGTGCTTCACGGCGGTACAGTTCAATGTAAAGAGGGTTTCTTGCCCAAGCATCTTCAGGCAATGTTCCAATTAACTTAAAAAGGCCATTAATTAACTTATCTATTTGAATTGCAGACTTATTAAACAATGTTTCCTCAAGTACGTGACCGTGAATAAGTGGCAAATCATTTGGATCATCAAAAGCAGAACGCAAATCGGCTGCTGTAAGATCCTTAAGTTTGCTACGAAGCCCTGATTCAATAGGTAAGTATTGGTCAAAAAAGCCATTAACTCTTTCAACATATTCTTGTGAATCATCTGACCTAATTGCTAAGCGCTTGCGAAGGTCACGACCCTCTGGTGAGTTACGTAGCCATTTAGTGATATCTTCAATAGATTCACCATTAGCAATTTTATTAACTACCGCAGAGTTACCAAACTGTTGACGCAGTGTTTGCGCCCATTGTTCAAAGTATGCAGGATCTGTTGGTCGAACAACGCCTATACCCTTTGATGACAGTTTCTTAATAAAAGCCTGTGCATTACTGTCTACTAATCGCTCAAATGAGTTACCAGAAGATGCAATACGACGGAACATATCACCAAGTGGGCCACCAAAAGCATCATCTAAATCATAGACTTCGCCATCTGATGTTGTTACCTTGTATGAACCACTACCAATTTTTTGCTTTGGATCAGCAATACCCTTGCGATTAAGTATATCTGTGTAGTGATTGTATACAGATAATTTTTCTTCTTGTAAAAGTTGCAATGTATTTAATTCACCAACTGCATCAAGGTCATCTGGCTTCAAAGATAGTCTTGCTTCTAATGAAGCAATCTTGCCCTTTAGATCTTTAAGTTCATTCATTACTTTTGTAGTAGCTTGTTGAACTTGTTTAATGTTTCTGCCAGAATCTACTGCTCGGTAAGTGTCAACAAGACGTGCTGGAACAGGAACAGTATTGTTAATAAGATTTTTAAGACCAGGGCCTAGGTGTCGTAATGTTGCCATTGAACCAACAGATGCAGCAATACGAAGCTGAGAATCAATAGCATTACGCTGTGTATAGCCAAGACGGAGTAGCGCTCCTGCCTTAAAGAAATCTTGTAATAGATCTGCAGTATTTAGAACGATATCATTTACACCGCCAGTAAGACCGCGAATAGCAGAAGCATTGCGTTTAAGCAGATTATCCATTAACTTAAAGTCCATCATAGGCAAGAAATCTGCTGTCTGAGATTCTAGTTGTGGTACCTTGATGATTGACCCATCTACATCAACCATAAAACCTTTATCTTGAATAGACTTTAGAGCTGAAGTTCTAGCGCCTTTGTAGTTGTTGTAAATCTTGGTAGCAAGATTTTCATCAATATCATATTTATCTGTTAATCTGCGAAATGTTGCATTTTCAAGATTAAGTGCTGCAGCCATACGTTCTTCGGGTGTACGAGCACCAATATAGTTATCTAATAAAGATTTAGATTCTTGTTCTGTAAAAAGATTAAGACCGCGTAATGGTCTTGGTCTTGGTACTATTGCTCGTGAAGTATCTGGTCCAATAACATTTATAGTTGCAATTATTTCTTTGTAAGAATCTGCATCGTTAAAGTCAATCAAACCTGCAGGTCTTTCTTTTAGACCCCAAGAAATCTTTTGATATAAACGGTGAAAAGGTGTTGGTTGGAAAACCTCTACGCGAGGGTTGCCAGTTACCTTGTCATAAAACCTAGTTGCTCGTCCTTGCGCTACTAAATCTTCTATACCTTGCAAACCTTTTCCGGTTGTGCGTGTAAGAATACCGCCGCCTTGGCCAATCTCCATTAACTTTGCAAAATACTTGTCGCCTTCTGCAAGGGATGAGTAGTTGGCAAGTGCATCTTGTACAACCGCTGGGTTATCGTTAAGGAATGGAATCATTCCAGATTCATCTGGTGCAGAAAACAGTTTCCACTCATCAACAGATGATAAATCTCCACGAGCAGTCTCTAATGCATCAGTTGTATAGCGACGTAGGGAGCGCAATTCATCCATAGCTATAGGATCTGCCATAGCAGAACGCAGAATTAACGCTGTTTCGTCACGATCTATAGAATCACCTAGTAAATGCGCTAGCAATCCTGGGTTAGATGAAGATTTAACCATTGGATGGCTAATAGCATAGGCTGAATCGTTAGCAGTAAAGTCATCTAGCACTTTAGTAAAGCGGTTTACCTCACCGTATTGTGCTTTTGTAATACCTTCTGCTGCTTTTGCTACAGCATCTGCATTACTTAACTTACCAACACCTAGTTCAGATGCCTTTAATACTTTTATTCCCTTAGCAGCTCCAAGAGTTACATCTCCAAATAATTGAGCGCTAAGATCGTAAGTACCAGATAACCCTTTACCCCAAGCGCTATCCTTAAATGCAGCATCTCGTTGCTTAGGATCGTAAATGTTAAACTTTGGGTCGTAGATTGAACGGTATGCACCCACACTTGCTTGCCCAAATGAAATATCTTGTGCGCCTGTGTAGGCCTTGCGCCACAAATTAGGATCAAAATAACCTGTAACTGGTTCACGACCTGAAAAAATGTCGGCTTGTACTAAAGAAACAGTAGTTAATGGCTCACGAATATACTCACGATTGACATAACTAATACGCTCAAGTGCTGGCTGTACACCAGGAACCTTCATAATTGCACCGCCTGCAGATGCAAGAGGCTTAACTATATTTCCGCCTTCTTTTGCTGCAGCAGTTTTGAACGGTTGAATAAAACCATTGTATTGAGCTTGGTCATTCCAAGGCGCAGTACCTACATCCCACGCAAAGCGTGCAACTCCAGTGCCTGCACCGACAACTTCTCCACCAAACTTAAATGCGTTTTTAGCAGCAGTTGATGCTACATCACCAATTCTGTTCCATACACTCACAGAGAATCCCTTAGTTGTCTAATAGCTCTACGTGTTTCTGGTGATGTATTTTGCAAAGATGCAATGTATGAAAGTACTGGAGTGTAAGACTGAATGTTAGCGTTAAAATTTGTGTAATCATCTGGTTGATTAACCATCAAAGCATTAGACCCTGGACCTGCTCCTTGGTCAATGCCTGCAGTTACTGGCTCATCTGGGCGCTCAGTTGGTGCATAAAGTGGAGTTACTGCTTGTTCACGTAAACGTGATGCAGGAATTGGACGAGTATCTGCAGTCTTAGCTAGCGGAGCACCAGATTTAATAGCCTGTGTCTCAACGCCTTCGCCGTATGAAGTAGAACCCATAGTTAATTTATCAGTACGAACTGAATACTTACCTGGACCTGATACGCCTGCTTTTGGGTTCATCGGTGCAGTTGTCATTTGTCCTCCTCTAATTTTTCTAAATCTGCTGTCATATCTTCCCAAGCTCTATTGGTTTGAGTAAGATGATTTGATTGGTAAATTGCTATCTCCATTAGTTCACCTGTTAATGTTTCAACAGATGAAGCAATGTTGTGTAGGAAACCCACACCGATAACTACAAAATCAAGAAGTCGCACTGGACGAGAAATATGATTGCTATCCTTCATCGCCCAGTGCTCCTTCCGTTAAAAGTATTATCCCTTTTTTACTGCGTTGCCACGACGGCCTGCTGGCATCATTGATGGAACTACCTTGCCACCTGCTGGCTTAGATGCGTCCTTCTTGCCTTCTACTGGCTTTGACATTGGCGCTGCTGCGCGAGATCCCTTGTTCATATTTACACCTCCTCTGCTTAAGCTGCGCCGGTGATACCAGCGAGTAATTGGGCTATATCGGGTCTTTGACCAGCAGCAGGGGCCATACCACCTTGTTCTTGTGGAGGTTGCGCTGAGGCTGGGGCGGGGGCCGCACCTGCTGCTGGAAGTTGTTGTTCCATACCTGGTGCCATAGGTGGCATCTCTTGGGCTGGAGGTTGTGGTTCTGGCATAAATGCTTTTTCGACAACCGATTCTAACGATTGCCCCTTTTGCCGACCTTGGATAACACTTGCAATGCGGGTGATAATTTGGCTAGGGTCTTGGCCTTGCGCCGCGAGTTCTGGTATCGCCTGAGCATACTGTGCAACAGCAACACGCAAAGAATCGCGCATTTCTTCAATATCAACACGTTGTTCCTCCTGAGTTACGTTCAAGTCCATTGGGATCTCACGACGTACATAGTCACGAGATACGAGCTTGTCTGAACGCATTTGTAGCAATGCAATGATGGCACGGTTAGGGTCCATACCGGACATAATTCCGTAGCGTACATCTACACCATACTCACCCTTGATGTCACGAGATGGTGTATACTTAAGAACGTAAGGTGTTCCATCATCTGTTCCCTTGATGGTCTTTGGAATACCACCAAATACTTTCTCATCTGCTTCAAAGCAAACTGAGATAAGTTCTTGGAACATACGAGCAAACTGTGCTTGTGCTGACTTGATCTGTGTATCAAAGCCTGCTTGTAGTGCTTGCACACCACGACCAGTAACTACTGATGCTTCAATGTTACCTGAACGAGATTCAGGGTAGCGAGATCCTAAACGAAGTTCACGCTCTAGCACACCAGATTCTGTAAAGATTCCAGGTGGTAGTTCTAGTGGAACACGACGAATACCTTGTGGGTTAGCAGAACGCATAATTGCATCTGGACCAAGTGCCAACTCTTGCACATCTTGTGGGATAGCAATAGGTGCTTGGATAGACTTTTCTGCTGCTTGGATCTGCAATACTGCAAAGCGAGCACGAGCAAGTTGTACTGATAGAACATCATCAAACTGTCCACGTGCTTCACCATCTAGGGATGAGCGCATAATGACAGATGCCATAGCCTTACCCAAGATGTTTGGTGTGCGTGATAGAACTAGGTTCTTACGCTCTGGTAGGTAAAGCAAATCTTGTTCTTTGTCGTGGTACTTGACCATTGAGATATAAGGAGAAGATAGAGCATACTGGTTCTTACCTAGGATTAAATCGTAATACTCTGGGTATTGTGCAGCTAGTGTCTCTGCATCGGTAACGATTACCTGAGTAACAGACATTACACGACCATAACGATCTAACTCTGGATAGGTACCGAATGGGTTGAGCATACGGATACGAGGATTGTTGTCCTCAAAGTCCATCTCAACCATACCGATACCAAGACCGTAGGTGTTATACCAGTCTGCTGCTGTGTACATCTGCAGTTGTAGGTCAGAGTTTGTTACATAAAAGTTTGCAATACGAGTTCTAGTATCTGCTGCCTTGCGTGCTGCATCTGAAACCATATTGGTT